ACATGTTTATGATTTTAAAACACAACCCAAGACTGAAGCCTGGTGTACTTACTATCCACCACATCTTATTTGAGACCGTGGGAGAAGATAAGTTTGGTAATCCGATCACTGCTCTGGACACTACAGGTAATCCCATTGTAAAAGATATTGTGCAATATGACCTGCCTTATTTAAAGCAGGAGATTGTTGCACTACTGCACTGGCTGGAAGATAACCGTGATAAAATAAAAGCCAAGCATTAATGAGAGTTTTGTTTGATCACATCAACGGTTTTGGAAAAGTGAGTGACCAGGATTTCATCTACTCGCAGCCGCATGGTGTACTGGAAGAAGGGGAGAGTGCAAGTGAAGCATTAGCCTGTGGTTGGATACCCTGGGAAGACGCGTGGTATAACCTGAGATCTGTACGAATAGACCTAAGTGCGTACAAGCCTCATGAAACTACACGCAAGAAAGCAAAGCTTGTTGATGGTGTGTACGAAAAGTTTGAAGACAGTCCTGAGTACAGAGAGCTCTATGAAAAGTATTGCGCTCACCATGGATTTCAACGCACCATTACTTGGGAACAGTTATTTACCGGTAGCGTAATAAACTATTACTACAACGATAAGCTGATTGGCTATTCTACAGTGGATATATATGAAGACGCCATGGTAGCTACACAGTTTGTATGGGACTATGCAGAGCCATCACTATCACTTGGTAAGGTAGCACAGATGTATGAGTGTGAAGCTGCAAAAATGATGGGCTGTAAGCATGTGTACATTTTGGGTGGATACGAGAAGTGTTGTTTATACAAATCTGACTTCTACGGATTTCAGTGGTGGACCGGATCTGTGTGGAGTGAAGATAAAGACCTATACAAAAAACTTTGCCTGCGCGATGACCAGGCTCAGGTAAACTATGAAGACTATGATACATGAACCGCGCAACCGGGTTGAAGTGACCACACCAAAAGGTGATGGGGTGATATGGCTAGTGACCGACTATGGTCATGAGACAGATACGATTTATACAGTGATCATAAATGCCACCGGAGAGTTTTGGCAGTTTGCTCACAAAGACATTAAAGCTAAAAAGAACATAACATTTGGAAGAACATGGTAAGATTATTTGACATACAGAACGGAAAAGTGATACCCAGTGAACATTGCTACACATTAGCGTCACTGAAGAAGATTATTGAAGATTATCCGCAGGATTACTCCCGCGTGTACGCGTACATTTTTTACATGACCTGCCCTAACCCGGACCTCAATCCATTTTTTGATGTACCAGAGCAGGACAAGGAAGAACTGATCTTGCAGGAAGTGGAAGCAGATTTTTCCACCGATGATGAAACCATCATCAATGCGATCAAGCTCTGTGAGAAAATGTACCAGACTCCTACGTACAGAGCCTACCAGGGAATTAAGATTGCCCTGGATAACATGGCCACCTTTATGGCCACTGAGAAACCCACTTCCGGCAGGGACGGATCGGCTACAGCCCTGCTCAGAATTGCAGAACGCTTTGACATGGTGAGACAGTCTTTTAAGGGTGTCTATCGTGACCTGATCGAAGAGCAGCAATCAACGGTGAGAGGTGGACAAAATCTAGCCTACGATCAATAGAAGTTGTAGAACTTATTTATAAAAGCTCTACATTTGTAGAACTACAGCGTGTGATGTTGCACGCTAAAAACTTTACGGAAATGACCAAGAACATTACGCCAGTGGCGATCTGGCACAATGGACAAACAGTAAGTGCTGTTGCTATTCGGTTTTATTGTATTCAAGATGACCTGGAAACCCAGGCTATCTATTACTACGAACTCAGATCAACAACAGATATACTTACTGCCGGGAACCTCACTCTCACAGGAACATCCTATGATGACAGAGATTCCAACCAGTATGTTATAGACTGGGTTGCTTCTCAACTCACGCTGACATACACCACATAAAGCCCTGTTGGTGAAATGGTAGACACGCTGTCTTCAGGAGGCAGTGTCAGTAATGACGTGAGAGTTCGAATCTCTCATAGGGCACAAATTATTACACCTATGAAAGAACATCCACCAGTACTCTCTCAAACGGTAGAGGACTACCTGTCTATGTACATCCTATCAATGGAGGCTGTGCGGATTACCAGTAACGGGGTGTTCATCCTTAATACGCCTGTTAAGAAACGCAACCGCAGGAAGATGAGTAAAAATAAATCCCTATGAAAAACAATGACTACCTAAACGATTGGGTATTCCACTTTAATCCGTATACGGAAATGTGGGCTGCCATTCCTAAAGATCATTACCAAGACTACTGGAATGATTACGCACACGCAGACATCCTGCGTTCTACACACTTAAACACCCTGATTGATCTTTTACACAAAAGCAAGGGTGATGTAGAGATGATCCATAGCCTTACCAAAGTGGGTGTTAAGTAATGACTCCATATAAAGAAGTGCCCACCTGGGACAACGGTCAATGGATCGTCACCACTTTTTATACCCGGGAAGAGTTCCGGGATTATCTGCTTTTTTTATTTAAGCAGCCTGGTGAATATTTATTTGACGAGAGCAGCAAGATATTTAATGCTGAAGGTAGAAAGTTTCAGCAGCAGGGATTCTACTGTGCTGCCCCTACCAGAAGTAAAGACTTTATTGCCTATTGGGATGATCAGAAGATGAAGTGCAGAAACGGCATTATTGTTAAAAACGGGACTAATGCATGGTATGTCACGCGTGACTACTACATGTGGCTGAACTTTCTTCCCATCTATGACAAAGAAGAAAAACGTTTTGATTTTGCCAAGGTGAGAGACGCCCAGTATCACATGGCGCTGTATGAACACCTGGCTGAGCTGCACTATAAACATGCAGTGATACTTAAGAAACGTCAGATAGCCTCTTCTTACTTTCACATGGCCAAGATCATCAACACCTATTGGTTTGAATCAGGCTCTATATGTAAGATTGGGTCATCACTTAAAGACTATATCAACGAGAAAGGATCCTGGAAGTTTCTAAACGAGTATAAGAACTTCCTGAACGAGCACACTGCCTGGTACAGACCGGCAGAACCTGAAAAGGTGTTTGCCTGGAACCAGCAGATCAAGGTGAGGATTAACGGACGTGACACGTTCAAAGGACTCAAGAGCAGCATTAGTGGATACTCTTTTGAAAAAGATCCAACCAATGGTGTGGGTGGTCCCGTAACTTATTTCTTCCACGAGGAAGCAGGTATTGCTCCAAAGATGAATGACACCTATGGGTTCATTAAGCCTGCACTAAAGTCTGGTCACATCATTACCGGTCAGTTTATTGCAGCAGGATCAGTCGGTGACCTGGACCAGTGTGAACCCATGAAAGAATACATCATGCACCCGGAAGAAAACGGGTTTTATGGTGTACAGAGTAACTTATTAGACAAAGACGGCACACTATCTATTACCGGGTTGTTTATACCCGAGCAGTGGAGTATGCCTCCTTATATTGATCAGTACGGGAATTCTTTGGTAGAGGATGCCCTGGCTGCCCTGGACGCACAGTTTGAAAAAGCCAAGCGTGACCTTGCTCCGGATGCGTACCAGTTAGAAGTGTCCCAGCATCCCAGAAACATTGAAGAAGCTTTTGCTACCAGGAAGGTGAGTGTATTTCCGCCACACCTGGTTTCTAAACAACTGCAGCGCATAGCAGATAAAGAGTACCCGGTGGAATACCTGGACCTTTCGCGTGACGCGGAAGGACGCATCGTGGACAAGCCGTCCAGGAAGATCCCCATCCTGGAGTTTCCTATATCTAAAAAGACAGAAGACAAGACCGGAGTGATCTGTGTCTACGAACGACCGGTAAAAAACCCAACGTTTGGGATGTACTATGCCTCAGTGGATCCGGTAGGGGAAGGTAAGACCACTACTTCGGACTCTCTTTGCGCCATTTACATTTACAAGAATCCTGTAGAAGTGATCAAAGACTACGGAGACGGAAAGGTGGAGAATAGCATTGAACGTGACCGGATCGTGGCTAGTTGGTGCGGACGTTTTGATGATATCAATAAAACCCATGAACGCCTGGAGATGATGATCGAGTGGTATAACGCCTGGACCATTGTCGAGAACAACGTAGCCCTGTTTATACAATACATGATCAGCCGTAAAAGGCAGAAGTATTTGGTACCCAAGGACATGATCCTGTTTCTAAAGGACATTGGGGCCAACCGCAATGTGTTCCAGGAATACGGCTGGAAGAACGTGGGCACCCTGTTCAAGGGTAACATCCTGAGCTACGGGATCGAGTTTACCAAAGAAGAACTGGACACCGAAACCAAGGCCAACGGAGACATCGTACACACCACGTATGGTGTAGAACGTATACCAGATCCTATGCTGCTCAAAGAAATGCAGGCCTACCAGGATGGGGTGAACGTGGATAGACTTGTAGCCTTTTGTGCCCTGATTGCCTTTGCCAAAGTGCAGCAATCTAACAGAGGCTACAGTAAACGTGTAGAACATGCCCATCAAAAGTTGGAGAACTCACAAAAAATCAGTAAATTAAATTGGGGACCTTTTAGACATATAGGGTCCTCTAAAGGCAGTTCTATAGGTCATAAACCCCGGAACCCTTTTAAAAACCTCAGCTAACTCCTATGGAAACCCAAGAACTCACCCTGCACCAGCAGAAGGTAACAATCCTAAGCCGTCTTGTAAAAGATAATCAACTCACTTTGGAAGAGGCCCTGCTTCTTTTAAAGGAGGAGGAGAAGGAACCTGCAGAAATCACGGTGGCTCCTTATAATCCAAACGGAATTGGGACTATACAATGGAACCCTATGCCTTACACTTCTACAGGTACACTCCTGGTTAACACCAACGGAAACGTAGGCATTGGAACAACTACCTCTAGCTCCAATACTAAACTCTCTATCAACAGCCCAGATGCTGACCTAAATAATTAATGCATGGAAATATTAAATGCACTCGACCTCAAGAAGGGGAAGAAAGCTGACTACAACAAGATGGGTACGCTGGTTCAGCCTATTCAGTTCCTTTCAGAAAAGGAAAAGGACGAAGAATGGAGAGCCTGGAACCTGGACTGGTTAGAATTCCAGGGCATGAAGCAGCTGAGACGCAACGCCCGCAGGCTGATGAAGAACTACAAGCTGGCCAAAGGCATTATTGATAAAAGTGACTATATCGTAGAAGAGAATAACGAGATGGCCGACCTGATTGATACCCTGACCAAAGAGGATCAATCAGCACTGGAACTGAAGTTTTACCCTATTATACCCAATGTCGTTAACGTACTTGCTAACGAATTTAGCAAACGTACCTCCAAGATTACCTACCGTGCCGTAGACGATAACTCGTACCAGGAAATGCTGGAAGAAAAGCGTTCTTTGATCGAGGAAACCCTGCTTCAGCAAGCTCAGCAAAAGATGCTGGTAAACATGATCAACATGGGTATGGACCCTGAGAGCGAGGAAGCAGCCGAGATGATGGCTCCTGAAAACCTAAAAAGCCTTCCTGAAATAGAAGAATTCTTCCGTAAAGACTACCGCTCTATGGTAGAAGAATGGGCCACTCACCAGATGAAAGTGGATACCGAAAGATTTGGTATGGCTGAACTGGAAGAGCGTGGCTTCAGAGACATGCTGATTGCCGACCGTGAGTTCTGGCATTTTCAGATGAGGGAAGATGACTACGATATTGAGCTGTGGAACCCACTGCTTACTTTCTATCACAAGAGCCCCGATGTTCGTTACATCTCCCAGGGTAACTGGGTGGGTAAGATGGACATGATGAGTGTATCGGATGTGATTGACAAGTTTGGCTGGATGATGAACCAGGAGCAACTAGAAGCCCTGGAAGCGATTTACCCTGTACGTTCTGCCGGTTACGCAGTACAGGGATACCAAAATGATGGAACTTATTATGATCCGACCCGATCACACGAATGGAATACGCAAATGCCTTCCCTGGCTTATAGACAGTTTACTTCTCTTTATGATACCAAGTTTGGAACCGGGGATATTGTGGAGTGGATACTTTCAGATTCTGAAGACACGATTGATTTTGGCAAGACACATCTCTTACGTGTTACTCAGGCATACTGGAAAAGCCAGCGTAAGGTGGGTCATCTTACCCGCATCAATGAGAACGGAGAGATTTCTCAGGACATTATCTCTGAGAACTACAAGGTGACTGAAAAGCCTTTGTACAACACTACGCTCTACAAGCAAAAGAGCAAAGACAACTTAATATTTGGAGAACACATTGACTGGATCTGGATCAACGAGACCTGGGGTGGTATCAAGATTGGACCTAACCGTCCTGCATTCTGGGGAATGAACAACCCGGGAGGTATCAACCCGATCTATCTTGGACTGAATGGCGGTAAGCCAGGACGTATTCCGTTTCA